AAATCGGGCGATTGACAGTGACCCTAAGTTAGAGGGGCTGATGTCAATAGAGCAGCTCGGCTACGCTGATTTCGGTTGGACTGTGCATGATTTCCTCAAGCCTGTCGAGGTCGATGGGGTTTCTTACTGCCATTACTTTTACAATCCCCTTTCTGGTCGGCCTTACGGCGGGACAAGCATTTATAACCCCTTGAAAAACCTAGGAATCAGGTTCGGTGCCGGGCATCAACAGGTCTATATGGTTGGCACTCGATCCATGAACAACGGCAACCGGATCAGGGGTCTGATATGCGGAAGCTGTTACCTCCACGATGAGGATTACCGAGGGCCGCAAGGTAACGGTGAGTGGAGGGGCATCTTCATGCTCCATGAGGTACAGAACGGGGATTATGGGCTGCTTGAAGTGTCCCTTGATTACCTGTGCAGACGATACGAGGGGGTGCAAGTCGCAGAGTTCATGCGCGACAATCACCCAGCAATATACAACGAATCACTCTGGATGAAACGCAGATTTCATCCTAACAACAAATAAAAGGAACACACCATGCCAGCTAAAGGAATGTTAGTCCGTGAAAATTGGAGATTATTGAACTCCCCGGCACCCCAAACCGTTGTTACCAGTGCTGTCCAAGCCGTGAGCGCAGTTTTGGGCGCATATGAAATACTGCTGCAAGTCGATGTTGACACCTTTATTCGTGAAGATACCGACGCAAACCTTACCGCAACGGCTGTTTCAGCAACGAACGGTCATTTCGTGCCTGCTGGGGCGGCCTGGACATTGATCGTTGATCCTGGGAACAAGATCGGGGCAATCTCTGCGAATGGGAATTTATATATATCGGCCTTGGGGTAAATTATGACATTCAGCGGAAACTCTTTCTATTTCGGTCATGGTACGGGGGCAGGAATCCCACGCGCCAACCTAATAGCCCAAATCAAAACACCCAATTCCGATAACGTATTCGACGATGAAACCACCGAAACCGACGAGAGCTTGCTTGACATCGGCTACGCTCCCCCGCTCTCAGCTTTTGCTACTTTAGGCGTAGGACCATGGTTCACCGATGAGAATACCCCGCTCACCCTTCTCATGTCGGCTATTCTGCTCGATTCCGAAACGAATATTGATGGTGGGTATGTGTTTGCATCTGCTGCTAAAGGGGTGGCGTTTTACTCGGTGGGGCAAACGGGAACGGCACTGGCTAGGCTGAGCCGGTATTTTAAATTTGAGATTAACCCTGCCGCACTATCCGGATGGGTTGATGAATCTGGATCACTTTGGGCCGATCAGGCTGGAGATAATTGGAATGCTTAAAAAATACTTAACCATCGCTTGTTTGGTGCTGGTCCCTGTCGTGGCGGTTGCAGCTACGTTTACCCTTCATACAAATAAATCAGAGAAGGCTGTCATCACTGGCGGAGAACTAATCGGGATTGAAGACGATGATGCCGCCTATGCTGTCAAGTGGATTACTCCTGCCTCGTTAAAGACCTACATCTTGGCAGACGGAGTAACTCTCAGTGCAACCTCTCCAATCTCCTATGCATCTGCTACGGGTGTATTGAGTATGATTACCAACGCATATCAAGCCTACGATGCAAATATGATTGCGTGGCCAAGTGCTATCAGCGCTACTGAAGTCGGTAGGATAAACGGAGTGACTGGAGACATAAGCACAAACGGTGGGTTCCCTGTGATTATTGCAAGTGGCGCTGAAGCATTGTCTGACACCACTGTAGCGGCAAACACTTGCAATGCTGCTGAAGAGGCAACAGCTACTGGGGTTGTAGGTACAGACATTATCATCGCCAACCCTAACGCACAGTTGAATACAATTGATGGCTATGGAGTCACTTCTGCCGGGGCACTGAGAGTTGATGTCTACCCTACTGCCGACAAGGTTAATTTTGTCCTGTGCAATCCTACCGGTACAGAGATTAACCAAGGAGCATTGACAATCAACTGGAAGGTGATTCGATGATTAGGGTTATCTTTGTGTTAATCCTGGCCTGGAATGGCATTGCTCACGCTGGGCTAGGGGTAAGTGTGTCCCCTTATCCCGGTCCTGGGTCTGTAGGCGTATCTGTTCCAGCGGGGTGTGATGACGGTTTACTATCTAACGGTTGCTTTGATGGCGGTACTACCGATTGGTCAATGACCTACGGTGGAACCAATACAATGACGGTTACAGATGGGGTTCTCACCTATACCGAAAATGAAGGGTCTTATGAAGGAGCAAAACAAGCTGTATCCATAGTTAATAGTGCTAACTACACATTAACTTATGACATCACCGCGATTAGCGGTTCGTTTTATGTATACATAGGTGGTGAGGGGTGCGCCACTGTTTCAGCTACAGGCTCTGGTTTGACAACTACTTGCAATGCCGGGGTCGATGATGAAATAAAATTTATTGCTGCTGGTAGTGCAGTGAAAAGCATTTCTATTGATAATGTTAAGTTGACGGCAAACTGATATGAGAAAACTTATTGTTTCTCTATGCTTTATTTTAGTTGCTACTACAGAAGCTAAAGCCACGGATTGCTCTGCAACTATTCCTCAAGGCACATCTGAATCCTGCAACGTTATTACTCAGTTTGGTATCACTTGGACTCTATCACAGAATAGAATAGTTGGTCAATTTGTAAATGGTGACTATTGGATGGTTGATCCAGGAAGTGGAGTTGCAATCACCAGTATCAGCCCTGGATACACTGCGACTCCAAGGGTAATGAATGGATCTATGGTAAATCCTGTATATGGGCAGGGTTATGATGCTTATATAACTGCGGTTGGGAGCACTTACACTGAGAATCTTAACGTAGGAACAGGAATAACCGCAGAAACCCCGCTGGTACTAGCAAGCAATGACACTCTCATCTCAACGATTAGCAACGTAGACCCGTCAACAGCAGGTGGAAGTTTCGTCAAGGCAGCATCGGTATTGACTTGTCTGACATCGCCCCCTGTTTCTGGTAGTTTTAGACCGGGACTTTGCAACGGCCAAAAAACAATCCATAATACCGGAAGTCTCGATTACGCAAAGTTAAGCAAACTAGCAGTCCCATATGGTCTAACCATTAATGCAGAGACATTAACAACAACCGCAAACTCTTTGAGAATGGCATTCATCGACCACAGTGGTTTTGAGTCAACATATATGCGCCCCTCTGACAGCGGATTGTTTAGCAGGTATTATTATGGGTTTGATTTTACAGAGGCAGCTTTACTGCTGCATCTTAATTTTACAGAATTAGAAAAAAGCGCACTACTCATAAATTATATACAGTTGGCGATAGACCTGTACAGCTTTATAGAGGCTGGTCCGAGTGGTGCCCTTGCTTCAAACGGCGCTCCCTTTTACGGATGGCAACCTGACGGGGGGAATAGTAATAATAGAAAATGGCCGATTTTGTTTGCTGGAATAATGCTTGATTATGCCCCGATGAAAAATATAGGACAGAGATCTGGAGATTACCTCTATTCAAATGGGCATGGTGCTGGCAATCCACCGGCTGATTATGTTCACTTTGGGGAGGATGGGCAAACATTCTATGTGGCTCAATCGGATGTTGATTTAACAAATGGTGGCACATGGGCTCCCATGACTGATACCGCACCTAATTACCCATATACATCTTCAATGATTGGTATGCCTGAATGGGGTGCTAAGTATGGGATCTTACCACAGACAAATGATGCTGCATGGACTGCTAATTATCGGGCAATACTCTCTGGTGCCGGAGTGTGTTTTGCCGGAGACGCAATGGCGGCTCGTTTAACGGTGGGAGGAAAAGCACTATGGAATCATAATGCTTTCTTTGATTACGTCGATAGATATATGGCAATATCAAAAGGTGATCCCGATCCGTTTGGCTACACTGTTCCGAGGCAAACGGAAGGATTGACAGCAAGGCCTACACCCTATTTACAAGGGAAAATGTTCGATACATACAGAACCATGTATGATCGAAAAGCTGTAGGGGGGTCGACTCCTACCCTGAGCAACGGAAAGCCAATATACACCAACTAACCTGGAGACCCAATGGCACAACAAACAATAGCAACAATGGAAGACGCGGCCAACTCCAGGCAGGAGTTACGGCTTGAGACTAATGCGGAGCTGGTGAAGATCGAGGCTAACTTTGGGGAACTTTATACTCTCAGCGCAACCAAACTCAAGCCAGAGGTAGCAGCTGGAACTACGCAAGAACTACCGCTTGCAAGCCTCAACCGCACTACTCTTACCAATAACTTACAGGTGGCCTCCGTAAATGTAGCACTTACTGTAGCTGCCCCGATTGTAGCCGGAATGGAATGGGATATGGCGATAGCTGTAACGCTCAACACCGGGGTCTACTGGCGGCTCACACTGCCTCTCGGTGCAAGTTTCTTGTTTGAGGGGACCATGGGCACCAACGGTGGATCGGCTACCTTCACGGCTCCTGCTCGCGGCACCACAGCACGATGCAAAGCAATCACCATTGCAACTGGCGTGGTGGTCATTATCGAAAGTGCAGCAACAACCATCACGGTGGCATAATATGAAAAAAATTATATTCACTCTAGCTCTACTCATTCCTTCTCTGGTTACGGCTGCACAGATTCCTGTTGCTCAACTGACCGGATCAACCACCAGTAAGTATGCAGATCGTGCCGCAACGAACACGCAACTATCGAACATTCAAGCCAACTTTGTCGAACTCTACGGCGGGGCAGCAGCAGGATTCCCTACCTGTACCAACGATGAGGATGCAGTTGTGTGGGACACCACTTCATCTGAATGGGTGTGTCAGACATTTCCCGAACTTACCTTTAGCACCGGATTGCTCAACACCGATGGAACCATTACTGGTAAAGGAACCGTGGCTGTAACTGCAAGCAAGGCTACCACCTACACCATTGGCACTGATTCGGCCAGCGAATCCTATGGCGGGACAATCAGCGTAACGAGTGCAGTGACTATCACCGCTCCTGCTGTTGCTACTGGTATGAACTTCGCCATTGTAACCATCGGAGACATTGCAGTAAGTCTTGATGTCAATGCTTCGGACAAGATGGTGCTCGACGGAGTGACGCTTGCGGATGGTGACAAGGCAACCAACTCTAGCAAGTCTGGAGATACCATCGTGTGTCAGTATTATTCAGCGGACGGATTCTATTGCTGGTCTTCAACGGTACTTGGAGGACATTGGACTGATGGTAACTAAATTTCTAACTAGCTTCCTAGTTGCACTTCTATGGTGTAGCTCTGCCTTTGCTTTACACCCCGCACTGGTTGGGGTGATCGGTAGACAAGCGGCAAGCGGTGGCACTGATCCTGCCTTTGTCCAGATCGGTTCAAACTATCCAGGCACCGGAACTCCTGCGGCTATTACCCTTGGGGCTGCTGTCACTGCTGGCAATCAGCTCATCGCCGTGTACGAGGACCATACTGCTATTGATGCGGAGGGGGCAAGCATATCGGGCGGCTGCAATGTAGCATGGACGGCTATTGCAGAGGTCAGGGCAAGCCTTGGATCGTATTATCAAAAAGTGCTCTATTGTGCTGAAGCAACTTCTGGGAGTAATGCTGTAACCCCTTCCTCATGGGCATTAGGTGATAAGGCGTGGTATCTGCTTGAGGTGTCGAATGTGGGTGTATGGGATGACAACTCTGGAGTCGCTGCCACCTCGGATGCGTTTAACAGTGGTAATGCTACCGCTTCCACCGGTAAATCTCTGATGATTGGTATGTATGACACCTCCAACCCTCTCTACACCGTAACATGGGATGCAGGATGGACGCAACAAGCCGCAAATACCGGGCATAGGTCGTTCCTCGCCACTAAAATTGTATCAGGCACTGGTGACTATGCTGCATCAGGAACCGTAGCGACCTCAGAGGGCCACGGTGCCTTTATTCAGATATTTAAGGGGCTATGATGCGGAGAATATTATACCATCTACTTGTCATCTTGTTGTGGGCAGGGATTACACAAGCAGCCCCGGCACCGTCAACGGTATCAGTCGCAAATAGTGTACTTTCTATCAGCGGTTCAGCATTTGGCGCTAAGTCTCCAGCCGCCCCCATTTTGTGGGAAAATTTTGAGTCTGGGGTTGCCGGGGCGAACCTGCCAACTACAAGCAGATGGATTGCACTATACTCAAGCGACGGGGGGGCGTTTAGTAACCCGGCTATTGACTATCTTGCTACCCCTGGCACAGCGTATTCGGGAACGCTTGCCGCGTACAATCACTTCAAGGTTCCGTCTTCTGGATCAAACGAGAGTTTCAACACCAGCTACTATTTATTCACCCCCACAGACAGGCTGTATTACAGCTATCAATGGCGGTGGGAAGCCACAAGTTCAGGTGACACCAGAACGGTTACAAAAGCTGGCCGCATGTTATCTGACCGAACGCCCTTGGATTATTATACCGGGTCTGGAAACTCTGCGATTAGCACCTTTGATGCGTCAGGGCCACATCTTATCAGCTTGTCCTACTCAACGTCGGCTGAAACCCCCACTACGGTGATGAATCAGAACGTTAACCCCGATCCCTACAAAACGGTATTGGCGGAGAACGCATGGAACAGGCATGAGATGTATAAAAAGCTGTCAACTCCTGGCGTTGCTGATGGCGAGGTGTGGTTTGCTGTCGGTAATTACATTGCCTTTAGTGATAACACTGCTGTAACCAGAGCCGCTGGTGAAACCTATCAGATTCACGAGGTGTTGCTTGGTCTAATGACGGCAGGTCTGATACTTGGATCGGAAACAGAAACAAGAATGTGGGTCGATGATGTCTATGTTGATAACACTCAGGCTAGAGTCGAGGTCTGCGACTCATCTACATGGGCCGCAAGAACTCATTGCGAACCCCAAATCCCATTGACTTGGGGTAGCGGTGAAATAACGGCCACACAGAACCTTGGGTCATTTACGGCAGGTTCATCAGGGTTCGTCTATGTCATTGACGAGAATGGGCTGGTCAACTCTAACGGGGTTGCTATGACATTCGGCGGCGTTGGTTCCAACGGGTCAAGATTCAGGGTCAGGGTTGCCAGCCAGGAATAATTTTGGAAACAATTTGGAAACAGATTTCAAGGGTAGACGGCAACTTCTACCCTTGAAATCATTGCATTTTTCCATGTACAGTGTTTTAATGTCAATAAATAGTTTGCCTTGTAACGTGTTTTAATCACTAATTATTTTCGGGTTGTTTTCGGTTTTGGAAACAACTTGGAAACATTGGGTCAATTTACCGGGTAGAGCAAAACGCATTTAGTCCTATCTTTTATTTCGTCCCATTCGTCTTCATCCATGCAAGCCTCTTCACAACTCCACTCCATCGGATAAATATCACCGGACCATGTTGAATCTGGAATATATACTGTATCGATGTCAACCCCGGCGAGAGGTGAATAACCGTTCCCCTCTCCGTCTTTCTGCAAAATAACTTCAGTTTCAGGGTCAGTGTCTTCTAACTCTTTTAATAGTTCTTTCACCGTCATCATTTACCCTTCCTCAACTTCTCAGGTTCAACCACGTTAATATCTTATCCAGCCTAGAAATCTTGGGGGCTATAGTTTCCGGCAGGGGGTCTTCTGTCCGGTAAAAGTTTTGCATCCTTGCATATCCTTGATGCCCACCATGAGCGTCGGGGTTGTATCTATTATAAGGGTTACGCTCCGAAAAGTATCTCCTTTGCAAGTCGGCCATCTCAACTTGGCTTAACGCCCTCATGCCACTTTCCTGTCTTCTTATATATGCTGCCCGTTCTTCCTCGGTCATCATTTCACCTTCCTCAACCGTTCAGTTTAAATTCGCCGCACCGAGTTCCCCTAGGATCATCTATCATTGGGAACTCCCATCGATGTTGGTCGCTGTTGGGATCAAAAATGCTTGTTGGTGGGTATCTTCTGCAATATCCCCAATTTAGGTTTTTACAATAAAAATATACGCAATTTTCGCATTCCATCATTTCACCTTCCTCAATTTCTCCGGTTTAACCACATCCGAAGTCTGCATCAACTCCCGCGCCCGTTCCAGATCAACCTCAACATATTTTAACACAGATTCGATCTTAGCATGTTGCGATACCATTTGCACCTCGGCCAGACCCATGTGTTTCTGGTTCACGAATTGACTCATTGTGGAGTGCTTCAGGCCAGCGTATAAGTTTATATCCTCCCCCACCACCTTGCAAGCCTTCGACCAAACCCTCCTCAACACCCCCTCTGAATATCTGCGCCCTTTTTGCGAGAACATGAACGGTGTTCCGTCTTGGGCGTCAACAAGCCGCTCAATATCCTCGATCATGGCCCGGTGGCATGGGATAATGTGTTCGGCTCCGGTCTTCGTGCTGCTGACCAGTTTGCCCCCTGAAACCCCTCGGCGGACATGGAACGCACGGTTAAACCTGTCGTAGTCTATTTTATACATAGCCATGGCCTCTGCTGGCCTCCTCACATGATATTTCAAGAAAAGGAATATAGCCCTATGCTTTTCAGGTATCGCGTCAATTACTGCCATCTGACGCGCTTCTGGTAGCCATTTGATCTTTGGTTGTTCAATCCCGTACTCGCCCCGCTTGGGGAACGGGGGAACATCTGGTATGCGCTTACTTCTCCATGCGTAATCAAGACATGCCCGGAAGATCGTCATGCACAGATGTTTACTCGCCGCGGCAAGGTTAATCGAGTTAGACAGTGCGTCTAGCGTATCAAGCTGCACCTCATGCAACTGCACAGGATTTTCTACAAACCAAGGCTTGATGTGGTTATTGAACAGCGACTTATATAGCCTTATTGTTCCAGGCTTCTTGCTGGTCTTGGTGGCAATCCACGACTCGAAAAACGGGATTACATCGGTGAACCTTTCCCCAGTGTATTTCTCTAAACGGAACACCCCGTTCTCAACATCTCCCTGCATCTGTGCAAGCAACCGGCAAGCATCAACATATCCTTGGTCGCGCTTCTTTATCGTGTGCGTCTGTGCCAGGATTCGTCCTTTATAACGGCTTATCTGGTATCGCTTACCGTTCCAGTTCCATGCCACCACCCACTGGCACCTGTCAGATTTGAATTGCACTGATCCGCTCATATATACACCCCCATCGAGTTGATGGGGGGTAGCGTAATTTATATTGTTGGGCATGGTCAACAATTATTGTTCCTCTTTTTCAAGCACGGTGTCCCTTATTTCTATTTCTCTCCTTGCATGTATCACCGATTTAGCGTTGAAAAAATAATCCCCATTATCCATGTCGTACTCTTCATGTATAACGTCATAGTCAAAATCACGGGTAGGGATTGGTTTCGGATTGTAATCTATGGTCCACTTGCCTATTTTAATCATATTCACCCCCCATAAGCCGGTCTGCGCTGATGGCCGCATACCCCTGAATGTCGATGTAATTGTCACGGTGCGGTTTCTGCCCTAGGCAACGGGCCACCTTGAATAGAATCATCATATTCGAAACGTCTTTGGCGGTTAACGGCCCGAAGCTGGTCACCTTGCTATCTCTATTCCGAAGATATGTGAACCAGAATGCAGCTATGATTGAGAAACTGTTTTCTGGAGAGCCGTATGAATCCTGGCGCGCTCCGCAGATAGTGGCCTTAGCTTCGTCAAGGCTATCTCCAAGTTTTATATTGTCCATTATTCGTCATCCTCGCTGGTTTGATTATGGCGGTTTTCCATGTACTCAATGAACTGCAAAGCGCATCTTTGTGCAGGAGTTCCGTTTGATTTCATGTCAATCTCTGGGGTAAATTCTAATTTTATATTTACCTGCCCGTCTTCAAGGTCGTTGATTATTATTGTTGCGTTGGCCATTAAAATAATTTCCTCTGTGTAATATTTACAATAACCACCTCTTCCGCCTTCACCTTCGCGTCTTTCCACCTGCAATCTTTCCCATCGCAACGCTGGCCTTTTTGCGTCATGCACCATGGTTTATTTTCTTCTTCCATGGCTTGTTCTCCGTGGGTGTAGGGGCAGGTAACTTTTTTTGTCATCATTTACCCTTGGTCTTGGCAGAGCATCCAGTGCATTATCTGTCTGCCATTGTTTTCAGGTTAATACCCCTAAGTTCCATGTCTAGTTTGTCATGATCAATGCTATCCACCAGCTCGGCCTTGATCGGGTATTCGGCGCGGGTGTTCCATTCCCCATCTGCTCTGCAACCAAACCTAACATGATTATGGAACCCAACAGACACACAAGAAGGGCATTCGATGTGGAGCACCTCATGGTTAACCCATCGTTTAGGAGTCGAGCCACAAAATGGGCACGGTTTCAATCCAATCATCGCGTCAACCCCTCCAAGTCTGGATCCCTATACCGACGTACCGCCACGGTCAACCCGTCCAGGCTCGACGGGCAGCGTTCCCTTGCATACGCACGAACCGCCTTCTTGCAAGCCTTGATGACATCGGCCTCAATCTCAAGGATTGCGGTATTCATCTGCCGCTGAATTTCGGAAAGGGAGCAGTCCCGGCGCCAATCTGCTATGTCGATCAGATTGGCGGTTGTGGCTAGTTTTAATATTTTCTTTTTGCTCATGCTTCCATCTCTCCAAATCGTTTAACCCGGCAAACCCTAACCGTTCGCCCTCCTACCTGGCAAAGCACGTTCCCACACTCTACCAGATGCCCATTTTTGATTAATTCCGTTATCCTTGGACGGACTGCATTAGGATCGTTAAACCGCATAATCTTCATAATCTCCCTGTCCGTTGCTGGTATTCCGTGGCCGATAAACGCGCTAAGGACCAGTTTAGCTCGCATTGATAATTTGTGCCGCATCGCGCCGTAGACGAATAGGCTGTTTTGGTGCATTTTGTGGGTTGTATTCATCACTTATCCTATGCGCTCAAGATCACCTGTTTAGCTTCATTAACCAGCGCCCTGAACTCGTTCATACGGGTGCTGATCATCTCGAATTTGTCGGTTGATTTGTCCCGGTAAATGCGGTCAGTGAACAACCTTTTACCTTCTGGGAAGTCGGCACAAAAGCTGACGAAATCAACCCACTCCCTCCCAGTAACCATCAGGCAGAAGTAAAGCTGCCACTGGTATGCAGGATCGAACTTCTTACGGGTAAGCGTGGCATAATGGGTCGTTTCGATGACGCTCTTGATTTCAATCTGCCCATCTTCATAAACTAGGCCGTCCGGTGATACCCCGACATCTTGCCCCAACTCGAAAAACCCACCGTTCGACACATCGCAAAAGAACTCGTCCTCGTACAACGCCCTGGCAATCGGTTCTTGCAAAGTCCCCCTCTCCATGTGCGCGTTGCTGTACCCTGACTCGCTCCGACTCCCGGTGATCTGTTCCAGTGCAATCTTTACCGCAAAGTCCTTTGCAGGTTGACCGAATGCCTTGCCAAAATTCGCCATGATCTTGCTTATTGACGACCCCCCTACACGACCAACCCGCATCTGGAACCATTCATCGCTATTCTGCTGCACATCATGGAACAACACATTAAGCGGGTTCATTTTCCTTCACCGGCTCAAGACAAGCCAATCTGATTAATTCTTTGCTGGCATCCGATACCGACATGCGCTTTTCCACCGCGTCAAAATGTCCGTCTCGTCGGTATGCTGCAATCGCGTTAACCCATGCGGGTGTATCCATCTTTAACTCAGGTTTGACCACCTTCGGCTTGATTGGGCTGATGCGTAGCCCCTCAACGGTATCTTTCCCGAATCTCACGTTGGTGTCGGTGTAAACGCTGATCGGAATCATGTTCCAATCCTCGATGAAAGGGGTTCCTCCGGCCAGCAACTTCATGGTCTTGCTGTTTGTTGCGTTCAGGATCATAGGCTTTAACGGTTCTCCAGGGCGCAAGAACTGCTCAACAAAATACGCGGTGTTAAACTTGTCTTTGGTCTTCTTGGTCTGATCTGGCTCAAGCCGAACGCACTTGACGGTTAGGGTTGTCGGTTCTACAATGTCTGCGCTTGACAGATACGGGCTATCGAAAGCAGCTCTGTAATGGGTTTTGACTTCTTGTTTTTGCTCGTTCATTTGATTACCCCCTCTCGTATAAGTTCTCGTTGTGTCCTGATGATTGCTTTTAGAAACGCATTATCCACCTCTTCTTTGTGCCAATCCGTCATAATCCTTCCGTCAACCACTGAATGGCAGTAGCAACAAGCCCATGCCCCTAGTTGATCAGCCTCCTTCTTCCCCATGCCAGTGCTTGAATCTCTATAATGGGCCAGAACCGTTGTCTCCCCTCCACCATTGCATCCTGGCAATCTGACCATGCAGGGTTTTCCTTGGGCGTATTTGCGTAAATTCATTTGTACTCCGGTGCGGGTAATCGTATGCCCAAACTCGTTGCGTTATACTGGATGTCATCTAAAAATTCGCTCATCTGTTTAACGCTTGCCTGTGTAGTGCTGGTCAATTTCAATATCTCCCTGCTAAAAATGTCGTAATCTGTAGCGTTCATGCCGTCTACCGATGCCATCATGTCTGCAAAACCTTGGTTGTCTCTAGTAAATATCGGAATCAGGAACATGCGTTTGTAGATGTCGTGCTGCTCATCTTTAGTATTTCTTAGGTCGTTCCCGATAACTGTTAACCACTTCCAATAGATCGAATTTTGTTCTGCGCTCCGGTTGCGCTTATGCTCCTGCACGATTACTTCATCCGTTCCGTCTACCGCCAATCCTGCCATTATCAGCGCGGCACGGTTGCGTATTTGCTCGGACGCTATAGTCAACTTTATGTTCATGCGTCCACCATGTCAAAATCACTCCTTGCTGTAACCGCTGCCCGTTCCCGAATCAACCGTTGCTGGTTTCCATAATCCAACCCGTTGAAGGCAATTTGATCAATACGCTCCTTAACCTTGCCCTCAAGTGCGGCTAGGCATGTTGGGCATGAATTGAAAATAATCTTGAACAACTCTCGTTCCTTAATCTCGTTAGGGAACACTGTTCTGCTGCATGTGGGGCATTTTACTAATTGTGCTGGCATTGCTAACTCCTGTTATATTTTGTATTAATTTTATTAATGGTATCGTTATAAACTGTACTTATCGCGTCCGTGGTTTTCAGTGTCGCGCCCACCGTTTCTTGACCTGCTCTCATGCTTCTGCCGCACAGGTTATGCTCGTCTTTATGTTTTGCGAATCACGGTACGTCTATTGTAGGAGGTAGCGGCAAACAAATTTACTGTCTTCCTGTATAAACTCTTCCCTGGCTACAGTAGCCGGAGAAGAACGAGCTATTATTACCACTCTTGAATATCCGGTCTTCGCAACCTATCCTTGCCGCTCCTGTGTTCTTGCGGCCTGAAAGCCTTGCTAAGTCTCCATCAGGTAT